AGACCGGCGCTGTAATCCCCTTCGGCCACGCTCTGCTGAACAACGGTTCCGGCACCGAGGACGCATCCGCCAAGCTGCTTGCTGGCGCTTCTGCTACCGGCCTTGTTGGTATCGCTCTGGACAGCAACACCTTCGAGGTGAATGCTGACGCCAAGACTGCTGATGGCCGCGTTGGCTATCCCGCAAAAGAGACCGTGAACGTCCTGAGCAAGGGTGTTGCTTACGTCTATTCCGCACACGCCATTTCTGTTGGTGATGCTGTGCGTGTTTTCCACACCAACTCTGCTTCCGTTTCTTCTAACGGTGGCTATGCAGGTCGCTTCGGCAAAACCGCTGAAGCTGGCAAAACTTTCGAGGTCACTGCTGGTGCTCGTTGGTTGAGTTCCTGTGCCGCTGGCGGCATCGCTCTCCTTGAGATCGACAACCCCGGCCTGGCTGTTTCCGCTGACACTTGATAGGAGACCTAAGTAATGTCTGACATCCGTAATGATGAGGTCGGCCTGTATCTAGCTCGCGAGCTGGAACAGATTTTAAGCCGTTCATTTGAGGTCGAATACGCCGATATTCGCTACTCCAATATCCTCCCTGTAAGCTCCGAAGTGGGCGAGGGAAGTGATAGCTTCACATACCGAATCTTTGATGCACAGGGCAAAATGTCCGTCATCCAGGATAAGGGTTCGGACCTGCCCCGTGCAGACGTCCTGCGTAAGGAAGTGACCCACCCGGTTCGTAGCCTTGGTTCGTCCTTTGCTTACACAATTCAAGAGACAAGAGCTGCTGCTACTGTCCCTGGAATGAACCTAGAACAGCGTCGTGCCAATGCAGTTCGCCGGGCTTATGAAGAGGCTGTGCAGGACATCGCTTATTTCGGCGATGCCGCATCTGGCATGGACGGGTTCTTTAATAACTCGAACGTAGATAAGATTGTTCCTAACAAATGGTTCGATGGTGCTAGTACCACCACCGACGAAATGTTGGAGATCCTGAACGAAGCCGCAACCCGGATCGTTCAAGGTTCTAACCAGAAAGAATCTCCTAATACGCTGCTCGTCCCCTATGACGTTTATCGTATTATCAGCACCACTGCTCGCTCTTCAACCAGCGACACCACGGTGATGGAATTCTTCCTGCGGACCAACCCGTTCATCCGCTCCATTGAGCCGATCAACGACCTGGAAGCTAGCAAGTCTGTCCTGACCAAGGATCGCATCATTGCTTACGATCGGAGCCCTGAGAAAGTGCAACTGCACCTTCCTAAGACTCTGGAATTCCTTCCTCCGATTCGCACCAATTTGGAATTTAGTGTTGCCGCTCACGCCCGTATTGGCGGTGTTGCGCTTTACTATCCTAAGAGCGTTCTCTACATCGAGAAGGCCTGATAAAACCTTATCTTTCAGAACATGATTGTTACCTACTCTCCTCAACTAGAGAATCCGCCCCGCGAAAAAGAAGTCACTCTTGGCTTCACTTTCATTGGTGAGCGGACTGGTAGTTCCGAGTATGTTCAGTTCAAGAGTGGGGTCAACCGCGACGTTGACCCTGCTGCTTGGGAGAAGGTGAAAACCATGCCCCTGGTAGCTGACATGCTCAAGCTCGGCGCACTGACCGTGACTGAGGACGTCGAGGTTCTCACCGATGCCCCAGCGCCCAAAGGCGCACTGGCAACCATGCCGGTGAAAGAGGCCCTCTCGGCTTTGAACAAGACATTCGACTTGGACCTACTAAAGGAGTGGGACTACGCCGAAAACCGCGTTCGGATCAAGAACGCAATCGCGAAACGTATCCGCGCAATCACTGAAGGAGACGGCTAATGGCAGTCACGAGCACAACCTTCCTCGCAAGGTTTCCAGAGTTCGACAACCTGGAAAGTGCTGTTGTGACTGCAACCATTGCCGAAGCCCAGCGTCAGAACGACGAATCCATCTGGGGCGATCAATACGATGACGCCGTCAATTACCTGACGGCACATCTGTTGGCCAGCCGGACCCAATCAATCGGTCAGCAGATTGGTGTGTCGTCAAACGTCCGAACGATCCAGTACAGGGGTGCAGCGGGCTACACGCTGGCGGATACGACGTATGGGGCGAGCTACTTGTTTCTACGGGAGGGCCTAGTCGAGCTAACTGGTTTTAGTTTCTGATGGGCTCCTACTCACCCTTTGACAACGCCACCCTGATCTTCAAGGTCTACGGCTCCTACTCCACTGATCCAACTACAGGGAACAGGGTCCAGAACGACGTGTCTGAGACCTACCTCTGCAACGTGCAGTTGCGGGGTGGATTTACATCTAACAAAGAAGGCGTCAACGAAAGCGACACGAGCTGCACTGGCAAGCTCTTAGCTCCGGCGACCTTCAGTTCAAAGATCAAGGTCGGCATGACCGCAGACGCAACGGTAAACGGTGCTGTCGGCAAGATCCGCATCCTGGATCTAGGAACAAACATCATTCCCTACGCCAGAGCCACTCAATTCCAAAGTTTTGATGGCGTGTTCGAGCAAACCGGCGCAGCGGGGTAGTCATGAAGAGCGGACCACAACCCAGAGACATACTGAGAAAATTCCCTGGAGCCTGTAAAAACGCGCTTGATGCCACCGCCGACCGGTTGGAAAATGAGTTCACTACTCAAATCACAAAGGTCCAATGGCCGTGGGAGAGCGCGGGTGCCACTAGGGGTTTAACTGCGAGGAAAAACGGCACAGAAGTTACAGAACCACGAAACATTGTTGATTTAGGGGATCTTCGTCGAAGTCAAACCCGCACAAAGACAACTAAAACTACAGTTGAGTGGGAATGGCAAGTTGATTATTCAACGATTGTCCATGAAGGCGCACAGTTAAAAAGTGGAGGTTACGTTCCCCCACGTCGGTGGACTAAAAGTGCTGAAAAAGAGGTAAAGCCTTTGGAATACTTTACCGATATATTGGAGAGAGAGCTCAATGGCTAGTGTATCTGATGTGCGCTCTGTCGTAGACTCAGTTATAGGAGCCTTTCTAGGAGAATATAACCTTCCAGATGGTTCTACTTCCCCCGCCCTTTGGGTTCGGGGTTCACAGCAAGTTCCGAAGGATTGGACTATCACCGGCACCGAATGTGTGATCGATGAGGTTCCAGAAGCTAGGAATTTACCGGTGATGTCAGGTCAAGCAGTGCTTCGTCTCTTTTGGACGGTAACTCTAACCAGTTACGACACAACTAAGACTTTAGACAGCCTTCGGTTGCTTCTTTTTCAGGCTTTCCCAGATATGGATACGGCGGTCCATACACCGCAGACAGACATATCTTTTGAATCTCTGAAAGTAACTATCCCCGATTATTCAACCCACAAAGAGATACTGTAATGGCTCAACTCCCAGGTGCCGCCTTTATCAGGGGGCGCGAACGCATCATTCGTGTCATTGATGCCCCGACTCGTTTGGTAGGAACTACCAGCACCGCTGGCATTGACGGCACATACGACTCACCAAGCGGGACATTAACTCCTCTGCGGGGGCTAATTTCTGCTGACTATTCCCCTCAGAACAACAACCAAGAATTTTTCCTGCTGGGTGACGAAGGCTTCCGTGATTCTGTCATCACCTCTCAAGCAGGTGATCTGTCTTGTACTGCTTATTTCACCTTGGCGCTAGACGGTAGCGGAGCAGTGAACACTACGGACATTCAGGCTGATGCTGGTCTGAAGCTTATCCTCGATGCAGAGAACGACCCTAATAAGGAGATTTACGTCGAGGTTCTGACCTTTATGGGTCAACAAGGTTCTAACTTTGAATATCACGCTCGCGGCTTTAATGCTGGTGTTGTAGATCTGAGCGAGAGCACCCCTGCTGACGGTCTTCTGGAATTAAGCTGGACTTTCCAGAGTCGGGGCCAGATTTACTACGGCACAATGACTGAAGCCTCAAAGATTGACGTGTACGCCTGATGAAAGCTGAACTGCTTACCTCCGTGGATAAGCAGTCATTCTTCATTCACTGCAGATTGAAGGGTGAATTACTTGAGGTGGGGGCGGTTTACATCGCCCCTTCGTCATGTTCGCCAATGAAACTTATCTCTGAAGATGGTGCTAGTTTGACTGTAGAAATTCCTGAAAACGCGGTCAATCAAGACAGTGAGCTTGTGGCTGCGGATACATCTTTCTTCATAAGTTCATGAGCAAGTATTCAAAAGTTTTCTTTGGGAAAAAGGAGTATTACGACATTGAACCTTTTCGTTTCCCAATTTACAAGGATCTAGTTGCGGGGGAGATCGAGGGTATTGAGGCAGTTGCTCGAAAGCAGGCAAAGAACACCTATGCACTCCTAAAGATTGCAAAGGATGTTTCTAAGAAGCGCGACATAACACTACAGGATGCACTAGATGCACTCAGTGATGTCAATGAAAATCAAGAAGTCCTATACGACTACGTTGATGAGTTAGCCGAGATCCAGACGCAAGGGCAGTCGGCCAGTGAGCAAAAGATTGAAACAGTCAGCCTGTTTATGAAGTACAGGGCGGAGTACAAGGAGCGTAGTAAATGGGTGACAGTCCCTGACTGGGAGATTGAGGACACTCGTGAGATGCCCAGCAGGCTTCTGGACGAAATCTATGAGTTTGTGGAGTGGGAACGTAATGGCTGGCCTTTAGAGGACGAACAGGAGGAAGCTGAGGGAAACTGACTGACGAGGTGGTCACAGAGCGGATCCTGAGCCTCCGTGAATATCTGGCCACCTCGGAATTCAATCTACTGTTGGTTTATACGGAATTCCGTGCTTCACCTGCGGGGCACGACGTGCCTTGTGAATCATTCTTACGCCTACCTTTAAAGACGATTTATGAGGTGATCAGGTATTCCGGTGATCGGGACAAGAGAATGGCCAACATCCATTCTATTTCTACAGCGCGTCTCGCTGGCATTATTGTCTCGATTGCTAAGAGTTTTAGTGGGGACAAGAGCACTCCTACACCTATTGATGACTTGTTGCCCTTCCCATTAAATGAAGAATCAAACTTGGTACTTGTAGAGACTAAGGAGATCTTCAAAAAGCTAATTGCTCAGCGTAAACTTCCGGTTAGCGTAATTGCTGCTTTGAATAAAGTTATTACCACATAGCCGATAAAATTAAACTACGGCGCTAAGACTTTGTGGCTGAACAAGGTAGATATACATATAAGCTCGACGTCGAGAATGCGGCTGCGCTAAAGAGCCTGGCTAGATTTGCTACGGCTGCAGAGAAGGCTACACAGCGATATGAGAAAAATATAAATAAGCAGAGAAGAGTTAATGACAACTTAGGCAAAAAGATCCGATCACTCGCGAAAGAGCATGACAGGTTAGGGAGTGCTATTAGGTCTAGTAGTAAAGAGAACCCGGTAAATCCCAGAACGTACTCTGATTTACAGCAGGTCAAAAAAGCACTTGAGGAGAATAGAAGAGAACTTGATAAAGGTAGGACGAGTCTAAAAAGGTACGAAGCTGGATTCAAACGACTCACCACACGCATGGGGGAGATGCGTGCAAACCAGTATTCAGCACCTATTGGTCCTGCCGCCCCCATGAGGGGTTTCCGAGGCAATATCGGTCGCCGTGCCGCTATGGGCAGGGCCTTATCAGGTAGCGGTGGTGGTGCCGGTATTGCTGGGGCAGCCTTGACCGGTGGTGTTGCAGGTATTGCCGCCGCCGCCACGACTACAGCTATTCAGCTTCTTGAAGACCTTGGAAGAGCTACTGCTCAATACGCCAATGATGCAGCGAAAGCGGCTGCAGAAAGCAGCAAACTTCGTTTGGCACTAGCGGGTGTCTTAGGTGCAGAGGCCCCTGAAGCTTTTGAAGCTATCAAGAAAGCTGCAGCGGACTTCAATATCCCGATTAGAGATGCAACCCGCCAATACACTCGATTTGCCGCATCAGCAAAAGCATCAGGTGTTTCTGCTGATGACATCGAAAAGTCTTTCCGTGGTCTCATTTCAGCGAACAAAGCTTTAGGGGGTTCGCAAGAGCAAGCTAATGGAATTATGCTTGCTGCTACACAAGTATTCGGCAAAGGTAAGGTCTCTGCAGAAGAATTAAGGGGCCAAATTGGTGAGCGTCTTCCTGGAGCGGTTGCGCTGTTTGCTAAATCAATGGGCCTTACAACAGCCGAGCTTGATAAGCGATTAGAGGAGGGAACTGTTTCCGTCGCTGACTTCGTCACGTTCGCTGCTGAGGAGCTAGGCACCTTTGAAAAGGATGCACTTAAAATCTCAAAGGGACCAGAAGAAGCTGGTCAGAGACTTAAGAATTCTCTGGATAACCTGCAGATTGCTGTCGGTCAGTTACTGGCACCTATTGGCGCAGCTTTCCAGGAAACGTTTGCGCTTATTGTCGCCGCTATTCTTCCAGCTATTAACGCTCTCAATGCGTTTTTAGGACTTACCCCTGAGTCTGCCGTTGCTCGTGCTGAGGAGGCTTTGGAATCTCGCCGACAAGACTTGATCAGAGCCCGAAGCGGCGAGGGCAAGATTGTTGATATTGGGATGCAAGGCGCTTCACGTCGGCAGTCGCTGGGTGAAGCTCAGACTGCATATCAAGATGCCCTCGCGACACTGGGTGAAGCTCGCAAACGCCTAGGCGTTGGCTCAGGAACTATTGAAAAAGGCAAGCTACTGACCTCGGAAGACCTGATTAACAACCGCCGTGGCGCAGGAGGAGGGGGAGGGACAGGCCCTGACCTAGTCAGGATCGCCGCCGTTAATCAACGCCGCATTGCTCAGGAAAATGCTCGACAGGTATTAGCTCTAGACAAACAGCGTTTTGAGATTCTTAAACGCTTGCGGACTGAGGACCAGCGTCTAGCTGAAGCGAATCTAACCGGTACTCAGCGGTCGGCACTCGCGATCACGAATACTTACATCGCGCAGAACGAAGCAATCAACGATCAGGTACGTCAACTTGATCGAGCCGTAGAAAAGGCCGAGGCGAACCTAGAGGCCGCCAGAAGGGAACTTGCGGCTGCTTCTAAGCCAGCGGACGTTCTCCGTGCTGAGGGCCGTGTAGGCGTCGCTCAGGAACGTCTAGTAGGGGCTTCTGCACAACGTGAACAGTTTGCGGAAAACACTTTGGAGATGCGTAATAACGCACTGAACATGGCCGTTGCCTCAAGCACACAAGGCTTCAGGGAAAGGGCGGCTAGCGCCAAAATCGAGGCGCAGGCATTGCGGGAACGTAATCGCTTACTGATGGAGGGTTTCTCCCCCGCTCAAATCGAGAGACAGTTGCAGATCAATGCATTGGAGAGGGAGCGACTTGATCTGATCTCAGGGTTAAACCCGAAAATGGCGGGTTACAACTACCAGTTGCAGCAAATCAATGAGACGAGTCAGGCCGCTAAGGATGCGGTCAACGAGCTGACTGCTGCTCAAGAGGCCAATAGTGGAGCCCTCCAGCAGTACATCGCCTCAGCCAGTGAGTATGTCAACAACATTCAGGCACGCATCGTTGACATCGCATCAACGATTGAACAAGGCATTGCAGATGCGATCACTGGTCTGGTGAGTGGCACTCTGACTGCCACCGAGGCATTCCATGCCTTCTTTAAATCGGTGGGAGAAGCCTTCATCAAGATGGCTGCCCAGATGATCGCCAAATTGATAATTATTAATCTGCTTAAGAAGGCCATTGGCCTCTTTGGTGGAGGGAGTAGTGATATAAGTACCGATTCTTTTGCAGGTGTAGATAACAGCATCCTAGATAGCGTCATTGGTAGTCCTACTGAGTTAGCCAAGGGTGGCATCGTCACCAGACCAACCAACGCTCTAATTGGCGAAGGCGGGATGAACGAGGCTGTTGTGCCACTGCCAGATGGTCGTTCTATTCCTGTTGATATGGGTAAATCAGCAGCAGGAAATGTGCAAACAAATATCACCGTTAATGTGGATCAAGGTGGAAACACCAGCACTCAGACTGACGGTGACCAAGCCAATAAGTTGGCAAATGCTATCGATGGTGCCGTGAAGCGCGTCATCATGGATGAGCGCAGAGTTGGAGGACTTCTTTACAATGGCCGACGTTAATTTGACCCTTGATTTTCGTATGGAGGTCGTAGAGACAACCTCTCACAGGGTTCGTACCTATGGCTTCGGAGATGGTTATGAGGCCATGAGTCCTGATGGTGTGAACAGCCGGATGACTGAGTACAGCGTTGTCACCGAACCGATTGTGGGCGCAGCTACTCAAACTAGCTTCCAACGTGATTTAGATAAAGTGGCGGTTGGTGATTACTTTCTCGCTACGCTGCAACCCTGGAGTAACGAGCAGAGGCGTTACAGACTTAAAGACAACACTTACTCTCGGAAGATAAACCCAGTTATAGGGGCAATCGAGTACACCTTTACATTAGTTGAGGCATACGCGAATGCCTAATCAAGAAATAATCGAAGAGTCCAGAAAGCTTTCTCAAGACTCCCCAATCACGCTTTTTCAAATATCTGGAAATGCTTCGTCGATGGCAAGCTCATGGACTAATGATCTGTACTTGGTATCTCCAGAGCAGTCTGGTGGCACTGAGGTCGAGTATGTGAATCGTGATGGTGATGTCGTGACCTATGAACCAGTGCCTATTGCGGCTGGGGGTTTTGATCTGTCCGGCAGTAATAATCTTCCACAACCCAAGCTACAAATATCAAACGTTGATGGAAAAATGACGCTCTACAATTTAGATTTTGAAGATCTTATTGGTTTCAGTCTTACACGAATTAGGACTTACGCAAAATACCTGAAGTCTATTGATGGTGGACCTGAGCAAAACAGTTATGACAAAAATGCTCACTTCACTCCTGATACTTGGTGGTTCAATCGAAAGGTAGAGGAGACAAAGTTAGGTGTTGTGTATGAATTGACATCAATATTTGATTTAGAGGGAACCAGACTTCCGAAACGCAGAATGTATAGCAACTTTTGCCCCTTTGAATACAGAGGTCTAGAGTGCGACTACAAAGGCCCTGCGGTCTCTTCTCCTGATATTTGTCCTAAGACGCTTGAGGCCTGTAATGCCCGATTTGGCAGCCAAAACCTACCCCTGCGGTTCGGCGGCTTCCCTGCAGCAACTGATCGATAAAACATGGCTAAATTGCTTCACAGACGAATAGCGCAGATCTCTAAAAAGGCTTTGCCAAACGAAGCCTGCGGATTTGTCGTACAGGGAAAAGCTGTCGCTACAGAGAATAAAGCAGAGAATCCAACAGAAGCTTTTCTAATCTCCGCTCATGACTACCTGAGATACCGCTCAGATACTATTTTTCATTCGCATCCACTAGGCGATCATACTTTTAGTGAGCATGACAAGCTTGTAGCTGCGAATATGGAGTTGACCTCTTATCTTTATGTGGTTGATGCAGATCGGCTTGAGATTCTTAGTCCAAGCGGTGACATAGAGATTTTTGACAAGGTACTAGGTAAATGATGAAGATCAGGCTGGAAGGTGTAGCCGGTAAACGATTTGGCTACGAACATAACTTAGATGTTCGCACACCGAATGAGGCCATCAGAGCCTTGTGTCAGCTTATTCCTGGGTTCAGAGCGTTTCTCAGTTCGGCACATGAATACGGCCTGTTCTTTCAGCTACTGACCAAAGATGATCTGATTGGCTACGACCATCTTGACTTCGGCGCGTCTGAGATGACGCTTGTCCCTGTCGTCACGGGCAGCTTTTTTAAAAGTCCTATTGCTCAAATCCTGCTTGGTGTTGTTCTTGTAGCTTTTGCGTTCACTGGTTTTGGCATTGTCACTTTCAGTGCTGTCAAGACCTCTATCTCATTTGGCATTAAAACCGCCATCATGAGCATGGGCTTTGGCATGATATTTACTGGCATTGCCGGTCTTTTTGCCCCTGGTGTGCCTGACCCCGAAATGAAGACCGAGGGCAGGCCTGCAGACGACGCAATTACCAACGCAGGAACTGCCACCGCTGCTGATGGCACTCCCGTTCCTGTCATTTATGGAGAAACACTGGTAACCAATATCCCTGTTATTAGTTCTTATATTCTGGACGGCAAAGATACTGAAGACGCAAAAGCATTTTGGCTTGGCGTATTGTCTGAAGGAGAAATCGAAGGTTTCCCCAACAATAAGGAAGACGACATATTTTTTAACGGACTAAAGGGATCAGCTGCTGGTGTCGATGTTGTTGAGTTTACTGATGGTACACAAAATGATGTTCAGATAAACGAAATTAAGAATCAAGGTTTTCACATGCAGATCGGGACAAATTTCCCTGTAGGTGGTGGTGAATACGACGAAAATATACCCTTATCACAGAGCCCAAATACAGTTGTTGTTCGATCATTTAATCAACCTTATGCCGACAAGATTCGCATAAGAATAATGCAGGAGCCCTACTACCAAACAAGAAATTTTACGAGTACAAGCGGTAATGGTGAGTTTAAATATTTGCCCTACACCAAAAGTAAGGATAAGTCAGGCGGTGCTAACAACCCTACCAGATACAGAATCGAAGTTTTTGCTAATGGCAATCTATTCAAAACTATTGAGAAACCCACTGCTAGTGAGATTCTTCATAACCAACTTGTAGTACATGAAGTCGATGTTTCAGGCAGAGCCCAACCTATTTCTGTCAGGATTGAGCGTATTGACAGAAACCAGCCACGCTTGCCCTTTAACGCCAAAGGGGGTTCAGGGACCAGAACTTACCAGTGGGTTAAAGGTGGATTCACTTGGCTTTCTATGGAAGTTCTGTGGAATGAAAGACTTGTCTACCCACATACATCCCTATTGGCTTGCAGCTTTAAGCCGGGCGCAGTAAGTCGAATTCCTGGTATCACAGCACTTATCAAAGGTAGAAAGTTGCCTGTGCTCAGCCGAAATTTGACTGTTAGTTACGAGTGGTCTCGTAACCCTGCAAATGTTCTTCTTGACTTGCTTACAAATGCTAGATACGGAGCTGGTCAACGATCTTTCACGACAAATAGTCCATTAAATCAACAAGTTTTTCAACCTGGCATACGCTTTGAGGATATTGATAAAGCATCTTTCTATAAGGCGCAAAAATACTGTGAAGACCATGATATAAACTTCGATGCAACTGTCTCTGGTGACGCTGATACACTTGAACTATTGCGGAGTATCACATCCACCTTCCAAGGTCAGTTGGTTTATCAAGGTGGTTATGTTTCTGTTGTCATTGACGATGAAGTAAAAGAAACAAAGCAACATTTCCTGTTCACAGATGCCAATGTAATTCAAGGTTCAGACGGTGGAGAAGCGGAGCCAAGCTTCGTCTATGAGGGTACTGCCAAGAGGGCTAGAACGACTGCTATACAAGTAAGCTATATCGATAGGACAAACTTCTATAAAGAAGCCAAGGTACTTGTAGAGGACCGAGATGCGATGCAGAAATATGGCTATAACCTGCAGAAGATAAGGGCGTTGGGTTGCACAAATCGTGAGCAGGCCAAGCGCATGGGTCGTTACACTTTAGCGACCAATTTACGCTCAACTGAAACAGTTACTTTCAAAGTCGGTCCAGAGGGTGCTTTGCTACTCCCCGGCGATGTATGTCTGATTGGCGACCCCCTCAAAACCCGAATCGAGGCTGGTGGTCGGATTGCATCCGCGACTACAACATTAATTACCGTGGACCGTGATCTAACTTCTGGTATTAATTACAGCGGTGGTGAATGGTATTTATACACATATACAACAGCAGGCTTAGCCGAACGCGGCAAAGTTCAATCTATTGTCGGTCGAACGATCAATGTCACTGGGCTAAGCCAGGCTCCTTCATCAAATATGATGTGGATTCTTGTAAATGAGGGTTCAACTAATAATGTAAATAACCGATTCAATAGATACAAGGTGCAGAAGGTAACTGAGAACGGCGACGGCACATATCAGATCATCGGCATCAAATACGATCATGCCAAGTATGACTATGTCAACAAAGGGGAAACGGATTACGGGAACCGCAGGACGCTGAATACAAAGGTAAATAAGGCGCTTGACGGCAATAAGATTACCTTCAGGATCCGTACAACAAATCCAATGCCGTAATGTCGATCAACCCTACAAGTCGAGTTAGTGTTTTTTGGGAGGCCCCGATGCAGATCGTACAGGGGTCTCTTGACTATGTGCTTGCAGGCTCTCTTTTTAGTGCAGAAATACCTGACACAAATATCGACAGGTATGAACTTGAGCTGTATAACACGCAGTTACAACAGTATATAAGTCAAGGCTATTTCTATAGACCCGAAGCGGATATTACTGTATCCGATTCCGCAAATGTTAAGATCAGAATACGAGCTTTACTGCGCGACGAAACTAAAACTCCTTGGGTTGAGTCCGGTACACTCATTTTGTCTACTACGCAATTTGATTTTGCGG